AGACATAGTAGTGCGAATGGTTATCCAACTGTTGCAAAATTAGTTAATTTTGTGGAAGTACCAACGAAATCACTCTGTAACGTCTGAAAACCTTTTTCATACAGATCAGAATCTGAAATCTTAGGTACGTAGTTGACAAATAGCGATGTATCTGATGAATGCATTAATTCTAACATGTGTTGTAGTACAAGGAACTTGCACTTTGTTGCTTCATGTCCTTTATTATAATATTTATATGTATCTATGTTAGGGATACTGCATAAATGACGATATCGTCCTGCCATTCATGCGTCATAAATGGTATACTCATTAAACTTTGCATACGACCAGCCCTCACTTTCAATAGCATCTTCAGACTCGTCTTGTATTCCTAAGTATACATCGAGCTTTTCTGAAAGAGCGAATATTAGAGGATGGCTAGGTGGTATTGAGTAACCCCTATTAATGGCTTTATCTTTACGATCAAGTTTTGCACCTGGTTTAGTAAGTTTTCCATGTTTGTCTCTGGGAACCAAACTAATAGAACCAGCTTTCGCCCAAAAGATGTTATCTCTGGCTTTTGCTAAGTAATATTTTTGCTCACTATCAGATAGTTGATTAAACTGATCAGCTCATGAACCTGGTGTTACCTCCTTAAACAAAGGAGCACATTCAGTTATGGCTTCTGGTAAAGAAAGCAGATCGCGTATCACCCTCCGATTCCTCTTGAATTGAGGTTGTGATAACAAAGAAATAAAACACGGGACGAGAAAACAATCACTGTATTTTCTTTCTCTCAATATTCGAACCAGTTCTAAGATTTGCTCAGGGTATTTATGTACATCTTTGAGTAAATAAACTGGTATACCAGTTATTTCACCTTTTGGTGTAAATAAACGTTTAGCAAACTCCACATAACCATCTTCGGAGGTAGTACACTTTGCTTTTGAAACCTGGACACCTAGATCTTCAAGTAGGTTTTGGTAAAATTGGTAGGCTTTCTTATTGCTATCACCGGAATCATCACCTAATATTTTATACTTGTATTTCTTAAGTGCTAATTTGTATGATACGAACTCCTTTGTTACATGATGGGCATAAGTACTAACCGCTCATGATGAAAGGATTCCCATTGGATTTCCGCAATTATAAGTTACATTGCGTCCTTCCAGAGGGAAGTTACGTTGCATAACAGCTCGCCAGTGATTCGCTATTTTTCTGCCATATTTTACCGCGATTATCTCATGTAACACCTGAATGGGATAGCGGTCTGTAAATGCAGACATATCAGATCCATGAACAGAGTCGCCAAGACTTCTTATTTCACTAGGTACCAAGTTTTGTTTAAAGGTTAGATCATTGTAAAGATTTCTTAGAGCTTTTAGGAATGTCCGATGTATGCCCGAAAGAGCTACATTAGACCATCAATCAGCTATTGCAACAACCCGAGTTTTTAAAGCTCGGTCACTTAAGAATACTATTTTTGAGTGAGAAAAGTTCCCTCTGAGATGAGGTTGTATGTCCATCCTTAACCAGTTAAGGTTGGAATGCTTAATTAACTCTGAAACGTGGTAATATAAAATTGGATCTTTACGCAAGGCGTTTACGTCTTCAAGACATGTGATCGTCGCAGGTCCGTTAGGACCTGCTTTGTTCGACAAAATGAGACTTGAGTCTTTTAAGTCTGGTAAAGCTTTTACAAGTTTACTTTTGTTTCGGATAAACTTTAACAACTCATTTAAAACATGGGGTTTTAAAGTACTAGTATTTTCTATAGTGCTTGTGTTAGTATCAACTTTTCCCTTAAAAAGTTCTATAATCCTCCATACTGAAAGGACATATCTCATTTCGGGTATTGATCTTCGGTTGGGTTTTAGGAATTTTATTTTACGTGGAAATTTTGTGTTATCAGTTTTGCAGTAAGGAATAATGCTCA